TGGCGGACGCGGGCAGGGTCGGTGGTGGGGTCACGGCTACCATTGGTGGCATGGCCACCAAATCAACTGGAGTCGGTCGCGGATCATCCGCAACTCCGATCGAGCGCAAGCGTCTCAAAGGTTCACGCATCCGTACAGGTTTGAAGGCTTCGCCTATGCCAGAGACTGCGCTTGCGCTAGTCGACATGTCGGTTGTGCCGGTCGCACCGAAAGGTTTGGGCAAAGTTGGCACCGAGTATTGGACGGTCTTGTGGACTGGTGGTCGGCGTCATTTGTCCGAGTTGCACGACGGTCCGTTGATGGGTCGGCTGTGTCGCAACTATCAGAAGATCTACGATCTGGAACTTTGGCTTGGCGACGATGTGACGACGCGCTGGTACACGTCGCCGAACGGGCAGATTGTGACTCATCCAGCGGTGAAGCAGATAGAACAGATGGACGCGCAATGTACGGCTTGGATGAGTTTGCTTGGGTTCACTCCGAGCGATCGTGCCAGGTTGGGTTTGGCGGAGATAAGGGTGGCAAATGAGCTTGACGCATATCGACAAAGGAACTCCAACTTGGTCGACGCCGAAGTTATACAGCAAGTCTGACGGTCACAAGGTCGTTGACTTTGCCCGCACGTTCTTGCATGTGAGTAAAGGTGTTCGTGCCGGTCAGCCTCTGATTCTTACCAACTGGCAGGTCACACTTCTTGACGCACTCTATGAGCGTCGTGATGATGGGTTGCTTCGGTATCGTCGCAGCCTGATCGGGTTGGGTCGGAAGAACGGCAAGTCGTTGCTCGGTTCGCTGATCGCGCTGTATGGCTTGATCGAGGGTGAGCCTGGTGCCGAGGTTTATTCGGCGGCGGGTGACAGACAGCAGGCGCGTGTCGTGTTCAACGAAGCGAAGTGGCAGATCACTCAGTCACCTGCGTTGTCGGGTGTGTGCAAGGTGTATCGCGATGTGGTTGAGGTTCCTTCGACTGGTGCGATCTATCGTGTGCTGTCAAGCGACGCAAAACTTCAGCAAGGTTTGAATCCTTCGACGGTTGTGTTTGATGAGTTGCATGTGCAGCCGAATGATGATTTGTGGAATGCGTTGACGTTGGGTTCGGGTGCGCGTAAGGACCCGAACATTGTCGCTATCACCACGGCAGGCTTCGACCTAGACACGGTGTGTGGCCGTCTGTACAACTACGGCAAAGAGATTGTTGCCGACACGAAACAGGATGAACGGTTCGGTTTCTTCTGGTGGGAAGCACCAGCGGATTGCGAGATTCATGACCGTGACGCTTGGGCTGAGTCGAATCCGAACTTGGCTGAAGGTTTGTTGGATATGCAAGACATGGAAGTGTCAATGATGCAAACAGCCGAGGTTGCGTTCCGCCGCTATCGGTTGAATCAGTGGGTTCGTACCGATGGTGAATCGTGGTTGCCGAAGGGTGCGTGGGAGCAGTGTCGTAGTGAGGATGAACTTGATCCAAACATTCCTGTGTTCGTCGGCATTGACATGGCACTCAAGCACGACTCGATCGCGGTTGTCGTTGCGCAACCGCAGGAGTCTGGTCGTGTTGTTGTTCGTGCAAAGATCTGGCACCCAGACGGCGGTGCGATGGATGTCGCAGCAGTCGAGCAACACATTCGCGAACTTGGTCGCGAGTTCACGGTGCAAGAGTTCGCTTATGACCCAGCGTTCTTTCAACGCTCTGCAGAAGCAATGTCTGATGAAGGGTTCACGATGGTTGAGTTCTCGCAGTCAACTGCACGAATGGTTCCTGCTTGCGGAACTCTTTACGAGTTCATCGTGAACGCTCGGCTCGCACATAACGGCGATCCTGTGTTCACCGATCAGGTGTTGTCGGCGGCGCAACGCTCAACCGACATGGGTTGGCGTTTGTCTAAAGGTAAATCAAAACGCAAGATTGACGCTGCGATAGCATTGGCGATGGCTGTGGATCGTGCAACGAGACGAGTCGAGAGTGTTCAGCAACCAGGGTTCTTTGTAGTGTGAGGAGAAAGATGATTGTATTGTTATTGGAACTGGTCGCGATCTTGATGATTGCGGTCGGCGTATTTTACATTGCGGTTCCGCTTGGGCTAATCTTTACAGGCGCATCTCTGCTTGCCTTCACCTTGGCTTGGGAGCGGTCAAAGAAAGCGGCTAGAAACTAATGTTGTCAAGACTGTTCAACCCAAGAGAAGAAGAGAGAGCAGTCTCATATCAGTCGTTGTTCGCCGCAGGTGACGCATTCCAATTCACAACCAACGCCGGCACGATAGTCACGCAAGAAGATTCTCTCAAGATCGGAACCGTGTATGCGTGTGTCCGACTAATCGCAGACTCTATCTCAACTCTGCCAGTCGATGTGTTCATCCGTGTCGACGGTGATCGCCGACCATTCCGACCACGACCAGAATGGCTCGACATGCCCGAAGTCGGTGTGTCACGCACCGACCACTTCCAACAGGTACTTGTTTCGATGTTGTTGAACGGTAACTCGTTCACTCGTATCATCCGCGACAATCAAGGTGTCGCAGGTTTGTCGGTTTTGAATCCGTTGAAAGTTGAAGTGAAACGCGACGAGTCACGCCGCATCGTCTACGTCTTTGACAACCGTGACATCATCCAGCATGAGGACATGATTCATCTGTCCGAGTTGCGTCTACCTGGCGATCTTCGTGGCCGTTCACGCATCGAACTAATCAAAGAGAACCTCGGATTGTCGAAGGCTCTTGAAGAGTTTGCTGCGAGGTTCTTCGGTCAAGGTTCGCACACTTCAGGCATCATCGAGTTCCCAGGCAACCTGACCCGCGAACAAGCCAAATCGCTTGTTGACGGATTCGAAGAAGGTCACAAAGGTTTGCGTCGCGCACACCGTCCAGGCATTCTGTTCGGTGGTGCAAAGTACACGACAACTTCGGTCGCACCAGACGACTCACAGTTCCTGCAATCACGACAGTTCGCAGTCGAAGAGATTCTTCGTGCGTTCCGTGTGCCGCCATCGATGGCTGGTGTGATTCAGTCAGGTGCGCAAGCATACGCATCGGTTGAAATGAACGGCATTCACTTTGTGATGCACACACTCCGACCATACGTCACCAAGATTGAGGACGGATATTCAAGACTGATTGATGGCCGTGGTGCGTTCCTGAAGTTCAACCTTGATGGTTTGATGCGCGGCGACTTCGGTTCACGAGTCGCAGGATATTCATCAGGTCTACAAGCAGGCTGGTTGTCAATCAACGATGTTCGCCGATTCGAAGACCTACGTCCGGCTGACGGCGGCGACACCTACCGTGTGCCACTTGCGAACGTCGATCTTGGTGCGGCTGGACTCACCGAACTTGACCGCAAAACAATGATGGCTCAACGTCTCATCAACGCAGGTTTCGAACCTGCCGCAGTATTGAAAGCACTCGACATTGATCCGATCACACACACAGGTGTCGCACCAGTCTTGTTGCAACAGGTAACAGAACCAGCACCGACCTACGATGTGAATCAGCGTGACGTGAATGTGACGATGCCTGAAATGGTTGTCAATGTTCCACCAGCACAAGTGAGTGTCGCTGCACCGATCATCAACGTGCCTGAGACTGTGGTGCGTGTGAATGTGCCAGAGAACAGGCCGACTGTTCGCACAGTTGAACGCGATGCCGAAGGTAGAATCTTGACTATCACCGAAAGGGTTGAAGAGTAATGGCTACAGGTTTATCTGCTTATCTTTGCAACTCGTTTCTTGACGCGCTCGGCAATGCGACCGCATATTCGGTGACGAACGTGTATGTGAAACTTCATGTCGGTGATCCAGGTGCAGCAGGTACATCGAACGCTGCGACCGAAACGACACGCAAAATTGTTTCGTTCGGTGCTGCGTCCGCTGGTGCGATCACATCTGATGCCGATATCAGTTGGACGAATATCGCAGGTTCGCAAGACGCAACACACTTCACCGCTTGGGACAATATAAGTGCCGGCAACTTCTTGTTCTCAGGCACGATCACAGGCAACGCCTACACAGCTGGTGACACTTACACAATTTCATCTGGCAATCTGTCTGCATCTTTGACCGTCGCAAGTTAGTACCGCCATGGCGGTCAAAAGGTTCGTGCTTGACACAAGCACACTGAACGACAGCACCACAGGACTCGATGGCGGTCTTGCATTCATCCTTGACACCAGCACACTCGACGGCACACGAGTCCTTGACGGTGCAGAGTTCCTAACCACAGCCACAGGCGCAGCGACGCTCGGTGCAATGTCGGCGACAGCGACAGCGACCGTCACACACTTCGCGACCGCATCAGCCGAACTCGGTGAACTTGTTGCCGAAGTTGCGCAAGTCATCGTCACAACGGATGCAACAGGCGAAGCAGAACTCGGCGGACTTGTCGCCACAGCGACCGCAACAATCGTCCTACCAGCGACAGCATCAGCAACTCTCGGCGGTCTTACTTCTTCGGCCACTGCCACAGTTGCACTACCCGCAACCGCATCAGCGAACCTCGGCGGTCTTGCCGCTTCGGCGATCACCGCAGTCGAACAGAACGCCGTCGCAACAGCAACCCTCGGCGGTCTAGTCGCAACAGTTGATTCAATACCGACACCACCAGAACCTGAGCCGACACCTACACCGTCTGGCGGTCGCAGAGTTTATTCAACGACACCACGCAAAAAGATTGAACCCATCATCGAGCCGGTCGTGGAGATACCTGTCATCCAGCCGAAACGACGCTACGCGGTTGTCTCAACATCTTTGAACGGGATGCAAGCACAAGCGACAAGCACGATCACATTCAGCATCTTGGACGATGATGCTGAGGTATTGTTGTTGGTCTGAGGTAACACTATGCCAATCACAAATGGATCTATTGCAGTCGGAACGGCTGCCACACTAATCACAACTTGCGGAGTGAATCCAGGGACACTACACATCAGCAACCTTGACAACACCGACACAATCTTTCTTGGCGGTTCAACAGTCGCAGTCAACGCTGGACACACAATCCCGAAAAGCGGATCTGAAGACTTTGTTGTCTATGCAGGTCAACAGATGTTCGCAGTATCATCTAAAACAGGTCACTCAGTAGCGTTCACTCTGATCACACCCTGATGCCTTACTTCATTACCGACAAATCACCAGATTGTTCTGGTTGGGCAACCATCAAAGAAGATGGCGAAGTGATCGGATGCCACACAACGAAACAAGATGCAGTCGATCAAATGGTCGCAGTATCTATCGCCGAAGACATGGAACCAGGTGGCGAACGTGCGTTGCCTGACAACTATCGGCCTGCGTTGTCACCAGATGTTCCTGAAGGTCGTGCTTGCGGTAACTGTGCGTTTTACGATGATGACAATGTGATCGCAGATGGCGACAATCTCAAAGCATGGTGCGAGAAGTGGGACGAGTATGTTGACGGCGGATTCTATTGCAACGCATGGCAACCACACGAAGAAGAGATGGAAGAAGAAGAAGAAGAAGAAGAATCGGTACGTCAGGTATCTCTTGAGATACCTGTCTACATTCGTACCGCAGCAAGAAAAGGATTGGACTACTACGGTCAAGGTCTTGCGGGTGAAGGGCTGGTCGATAGAACCGTTCGTGAGGCACGAGATATGGCGCGAGGCGACATCACCGAAGACAAAGTTGTGCGAGCGAACGCTTGGGCGCAACGACACGCCGTAGACCTACAAGCACCAAAGAACTCGGATTCAACCGATGACCAGTTCCCTGGTGCGGGTGCGGTCGCACACTATTTGTGGGGCATCAACCCATTGAACCCTCAGCCGGCACGAGATTGGTTCGCAAGAAAATCTGAAGCAATCAAATCTGAACGCGCACCAGCACCGCCATCAGATCAGATCGTCGGTTCGGATAAGAATCCGAAAGGTTCAGCGAAGGCTCCTGCTGGGTCGGACACAATCGAACTGACCGAAGCGATCGAAGAAGGTTTGAAGAACAAGGCCGATGAACACAACGAGAAACTTGATGGCGCAGATCCATCTTGGAAGCGGGCAACTGTCGGCATGTTGCGAACCGTGTTCCGTCGCGGTGCCGGAGCATATTCGACATCTCACCGTCCAGGCATGACTCGGAATCAGTGGGCATATGCGCGGGTAAACTCGTTCTTGTATTTGTTGCGCAATGGTCGTCCAGAGAATCCGAAGTACATCACCGACAATGATCTGCTTCCAAAAGATCATCCTCGCTCCTCTAGAACCTTGCCCGTGAATGTTGTTATGATTGACGGCATGAGCGAATCATTAGAGACACGCCGCATTCACATCAACGACTTCGAACTACGCGAAGGCCCAACAGGTGACGGAATGTCATTCACAGGTTACGCAGCAGTGTTCAACTCTGATTCTGAACCGTTGCCGTTCATCGAGCGAATCGCACCAGGTGCGTTCAAGAAATCTTTGAAAGGTCGCAACACAATCAAGATGTACATGAATCATGATTCGTCAATGCTTCTTGCTTCGACTAGGTCGAAGACTTTGCGACTCGAAGAAGATTCACGAGGTTTGTTGGTGAACGCCGATCTGCCAGACACAACCGTCGGTCGTGACCTCAGCGTGTTGATGAAGCGTGGCGATGTTGACTCGATGTCGTTCGGGTTCTCGGTTCCGTCCGGTGGAGACAAATGGTCAGATGACGGCATGACTCGCGAACTACGCCAAGTCCGTTTGCATGAGGTTTCGGTTGTGACAGGGTTCCCTGCTTACAAGGCAACTTCGGCCACTGTCCGTTCTCTTGACATTCTTGCCGAGCGCACAGGTGTTGACGCAGACAAGCTCGCTGAAGCAATCACGATCCTTGAGGCTGGTGGCACTTTGTCGGATGAGTCAGCCGATCTGTTGTCGGGTGCGGTCAGCAAACTTCGAGCCGAACCAGCCAAAGTTCCTTCGTCAGTGAACTTGTTGGCGAAACATCTTGAACTGTTGAAAACTTTCTAGTTTCTCATATACACTCGGTCTGTCGGTAAGCGTCCCGCTACGACTAGAGATTGGTCAGCGTTCCGCGCCTTTCGGAATACAACTTCCTGCGCACTTACAAACTTAACCAATCATGGAGAAATCATGAAACAATTCATTGAACAACAAATGGCTCAACGCGCTACAGCGTGGGAAGCCGCAAAGAAGATTCTTGATGTTGCAACCGCCGAGAAGCGTGACTTGACAGCAGAAGAGACTCAGACATACGAGCGCATCAGCAAAGAACTTGAGGATCGCCAAGCAACAATCGAGAAGCTCCGCGCCGATGAGGCCCGTGAACTTCGTCTTGAAGCAGCAACTCGTGACATCGCAGACCAGGTTCGTCCTGTCGCTGATGCACCACGCGGTGTTCGTTCGGATGCAGAAGTCATTCGCTCGATGGCGAAGGGCGAGATTCGTTCGCACTCGTTTGAGAAGCGTGATGTTGTAAAGACATCAGCAGGCGCACCAGTACCAACATCGTTCTACGACCAAGTAATCATGCTTGCTCGTCATGTTGGTCCAATGCTCCAAACATCAACGATCTTGAACACAGCATCAGGCGAGAACCTTCAGATTCCATCACTTGCTCAGTATTCAACTGCTGCAATCGTTGGCGAAGGCACAGCAATCAGCGAGTCGGATCCAATCTTCAACTCGTTCATCACCTTGGGCGCATACAAGTATTCGTTCCTTGTTCAACTCTCACAAGAGTTGATTGAAGACAGCGGTGTTGACATCTTGTCATTCTTGGCAACACAGGTCGGCA